GACTACATGTATAGTCTTGCAGTAAAACACTTGTTCCCCGAATATTCGGATAGAGCAAGCGAGTTTCTATTTTTGAAGTTTGAATTAGACGATTCAAAGAACTCTGGCATCATTCGCATGGCTCCAATCACCGATGATGACTTAGAAGGCTTTGAGCATCAACTAACAGCGATTCAAGAATACCTCGACAATTTCTCCGAAGAAGATGCTTATTCTAACTTTGCATCTAAGCAGCCGTTCCCGAAAGATAAAACTTTTAGTGGACCACTACAATGTGGATTCGCCAAATATCCAGGACAGCTAAAGATTGATGGAACTCCTATGTGGGCATGTTCCTGTAAATGGGCTTTCGATTATTTCTCCACTGTAGATGAAAACGGAAAGCAATTAAAATCATATTTTAATGAATCAGATATTCCAGAAGGACAAAAATACGAGAAGCGTAGCTATGGCGGATGTCCTACACATCAAAAAAAGTCTTGACATCGTGAAGGGGATGTATTATTCTCTTCTTGATGATTCCTATATTTACATCTCACTTCTCGATAGGCAAGTCGATTCTCACGCTACAGCACCCCGACAAAGAAACTTCGGATGGTTCTGATAGCATCTTTTCAATCGCTAAAGAAAGCGGTTTGAAGAACCTTTTCTTGGTTGAGGAATCAATGACTGGATTCTTCGAAGCCTTTAGAATTTCTAAAGAGCTAGGCATTCAATTACACTTCGGCTATAAATTCGTATGCTGCAACTCTGATGCCAATACCAAGTCTAATCATAAGCTTATCGCCTTTGCCAAAAATGACGCTGGTTGCAAAGCTTTGAATCAATTGTATTCTTTTATCAATACAAGTCAAAAAGGCGCTATCTCTAATGACGATCTAATCTCTCACTGGAGCGACGATCTGATGTTAGCTGTTCCTTTTTATGACTCATTTATTTTTAATAATCAAATGATTATGGGCAATTGCATTCCAAATATCGCACCGCTCAATCCAGTATTTTTCATCGAGTCTAACGGACTTCCATTTGATGAACTAATCAAGAAAGCTGTGCATCGTTATGCGCGAGATACCATGCCAAATGCATCAATTCAATTAGTGCAATCTATTTTTTATAAGCACAAATCTGACTGCGATGCCTTTCAGACATACAAGATTCTCAGCGACCGCAAATTTGGCAAGCAAGCGACACTCTCTTGCCCCAACTTAGAACACTTTGGCAGCGATGAATTTTGCTGGGAACAATACGAACAAAAACTTAAAACAATAATGAACCAACCATGAACGACCTACTTAGATTCAAAAAAGATCAAAGCTACATAGTTTTAGATACAGAGACAGAGGGACTCAACCTCGTCTCTTCCAGACCGTGGCAAGCTTCATGGACTGTTTGCCGTGGCAATACAATCGTCTCCAAGCATGATCACTTTATTCACTGGGACAATATCAACGTATCTCCCGATGCTGCCAGAATTACAGGCTTTGACAAAGACCATTATTATTCAAAAGCCGAACATCCTATTCAGGTATTCGAAAAACTTTCCAAGTATCTTTACGATCCATCGTTTTTAGTTATTGGACAGAACTTTCTTGGCTTTGATGTTTATATGATCAACGTCTGGCGTAAAATGATTGGCATGGATAGCGATCACTCTTATGTCAAAAGAGTCATTGACACAAAATCAATATCCACTGCCATATTCAAGAATATCTTACCCGATAAAGAAAATTTCTTATCATGGCAATATAAGATGTTGCATATTCGCGAAAAGGGTTTAAAAACCAGTCAAGCATTCATGCTTAAATACTACGACATTCCTCATGACCCTAAAAAACTTCACGATAGCCTCTACGATGTAGAGATGACATTCGAAATCTTCAAAAAACAAATTTTTAACATTGATCTATGATTGAACAATTCTCACATTACGAATCCCCATTTCCAGCAGGAGTAAAACTTCCTAAAATCCAAATCGAACAGCGCTACTATCAAGAGCTGGGAATTCCCGATAGCATTTCTAACTTTGAATTCTTACGCCGCATTTGTTTTGAAGGTGTGAAAAAACGAGGCATTCTTGAATTTTCAAACAAAGAAAAATACTTTGAGCGTCTCAAGATGGAATTGTCTATCTTTGAAGATTTGGGCTTTATTGATTATGTTTTGTTGAATTGGGATATTATTAATTTCTGTCACGAAACAGGCATTCCTACAGGTGCGGGTCGTGGCTCAGCTCCTGGAAGTTTGGTGTTGTATGCCATTGGCGTAACTAATATTGATCCAATCAAGCACGATCTATTCTTCGAGCGATTCGTTTCTAAAAGCCGTGCAAGAAAAATCGAACACAACGGCGAAATCTTTTTGGATGGCTCGCTACTGTGCGATGTTGACAACGACATTAGCTACGATAGACGACAAGAAGTGCTAGATTATATTAATAAAAAATATGCTGGCAGAACTTCCAAGATTCTAACCCTCAACACTCTAAGCAGCAAGCTGTGCATTAAAGAGTGTGGCAAGATTGTTGGTGAGATGTCAGAGTCGGAAGTTAATATCATTAGTGATTCAATTCCCAAAAAGTTTGGCAAGGTAGCGAAGCTTGGCGTAGCGTATGAAGAAAGTGAAGTCTTCAAAGAATTCGCGAACAAGAACAAACGCATCTATCGCATCTCCAAAAAGATCGAAGGTCTCAACAAGAATGTCGGCGTTCATCCATCTGGTATTGCTATTAGCTACTATCCACTAGAAGAGATTATGCCTGTGCAGAATACTGGTGAAGAAGCGTTAGTTTCGGGATATGATATGAACAACGTAGCAGAGTTGATGGTCAAGTTCGATATTCTTGGGCTGCGCACACTGTCGGTAGTTAATGACGTTTGCCAACAGATTGGCATCAAAGCTCACGACATTGATGTAGAGCATCCTTCTATTTATGCAGCACTGCAAACGCTGCAAGCTCCTAAAGGTCTGTTTCAGATTGAAGCTGATACCAACTTCAAAGTCGCACAGAAAGTCGCGCCACGCAACCTAGAGCAGCTTTCTGCGGTAGTCGCCATTGCAAGACCTGGAGCATTAGACTTCCTCGACAAGTATGCAGAATATGTAAGAACAGGAGAGTCTCAATCTATCCATCCGTTCTTCGATGACGTTCTCTCATACACTGGCAACATTCCTTTGTTTCAAGAACAGTTGATGAAGATGGCAGTAAAGGTCGGATTCAATCTTGACGAATCAGAACAATTGCGTCGAATTGTTGGCAAGAAAAAAGTCGATAAAATGGCAGAGTGGAAAGATAAGATCGCTCAAAAAATCCAAGAGAACGGTCTTGATCCTATCATTGGAGATATTCTGTGGAAGGTCGCCGAAGACTCTGCAAATTACTCGTTCAACAAGTCGCACTCTATGGCTTATGCCTACCTTGCAGCTACGACTGTGTATCTCAAATTCAACTATCCTCAACAGTTCTTCTTGAGCCTTTTGAAGTTTGCGCAATTCGAGCCAAGTCCTCATGAAGAAATCCTAAAGATTTCCCAAGAGCTTTCGTCATTTGGCATTGAGCTTTTGCCTCCTAGTCTTACCAAATCTGAAATCGACTTCTCGATTGAAGGTAAAGATATTCGCTACGGTTTGAATACGATCAAAGGCGTTTCTACAAAGTCCCTAGAAGCATTGCTAGAGTTTCGTCAAGGAGAATTCGAAAACAAGTATGAGGTGTTTATGGCGGCAAAACAAGCTGGTGTGAATATTGGCTTAATGTCTGGACTTGCTCAAGCTGGTTTGCTCGATCACTTCGTTGAGAAAGATCGCTGCCGATTAGTTTTGGAAGCACAAACATTTAATATCCTCACAGATAGAGAGAAAAGAAACCTGATCACTTTGGGTGAAAAGTATAATTTCAATCTTTTGGAAAGCATTAGCGACTCCGTAAAAACCAAAGCAGTTGGCGATGACAACAAAGCCATCTTTTCTGAAAAGCGCTTTGAAACATTCAAAACGAAATATCAACCCTATAGACAAATCTATGACCAAAACAAACAACACATCAAGTATGCTAACTGGTTCTTTGAGAGCAAGCTTCTTGGTTACAGCTATTCACAAAACATTCGCGAAGTTTTCAAAGAAGCTAGTCAGTCTCATTTTGTTTCTTCGCATGATTTATCTTCAGTCAGTAACAATACCACCGTATGTTCTGTCGGGTTTGTCGTGGATTCCATTTCTAGGACTAGCGCCAATGGAAACAAATATGCTCGCATTGACATTGCTGATGAGCGTGGTAACATTTCAATGCTACTTATGGACAACAGCAGAGAGCCGAAACTTACGAACTTCCTAAGTTCTGGTAAAAAGATTCCCAAAAAAGGAGAAGTGGTAATTGGTGTTGGTCAAAAAAATAACGACATTATTATGCTTGACAAGCTCGTCCTTTTAGAAGATAAAATCTACATGAAGCTCTCAGAGCTAAAATAACAGTGTAATCAAATATGATGGACCTTGACAAAAAAAATTGGACATTCAGTGCTTTAGAATCTTGGATGCATGTAACTAAATTAGCAGAATCTAAGAATCATAAAATAACCAACATCTATCACCTGCTGATCTCCTTATGGGAGCATAGCAACACACCTTTTCTTGAGTTTATAGAAAGCAAAGGTTTCTCCATTAAACCGAAGACTCTTCATACTATTGTAGAAAAATTCGCCAAGAAGAATCCTGATATGTTTTTCAGCACTGAAATGGAGTCTCTTGTCGAAAAAGAAATCCAGAATTGCATTTCAAATGCTACTATGCTCGCTATCAAGCATGAGAACATGTTCATTGGAACAGAGCATTTTATTTGGGGCGTTCTTCAAAGCTCAGAAAAGTTTTGCGATTTTCTCCTAGAGAATGGCATTGATACAGAGCATTTCAAAAACTCTATTGACGCTTTTCTTAAAAGCGATTCGATAGAAATGATTGGCGATGATCTTGGTCTCGATCTTGACGATGAAGAAGATGCGGCTGAATCAAAACAACTTGGTCAATCGCAAATCAATAGATTTTGCATTTTGCTAAACGATGTTGTATCAAAGCCAGGTTTTGGCATCATCTCTGGTCGAGATAAAGAGATTAGCAGCCTAGAAGAAATTCTTAACTGCAAAATCAAAAGCAATTGCGTTTTACTTGGAGAAGCTGGAACTGGAAAAACTTCTGTTGTCGAAGGCTTGGCTCAAAACATTTCTTCGCCAAAGTATAACGGACCATTAAAAAACAAAAAAATATACTCTCTTGATGTTGGATCTCTTATTGCTGGCAGCAAGTATCGTGGTCAATTTGAGATGCGTTTTAGCAAGCTAGTTGAAGAACTGAAAGCTGACGGCAACGCCATCTTGTTCATTGATGAAATTCACGGCATTATCGGCGCTGGCAGCGGCAAAGAAGGTTCTCCAGACTTTGCTAATCTAATCAAGCCAGCACTAGCTCGCGGCGAAATTAAGTGCATTGGCGCAACAACATATTCAGAATATAAAAAATACTTTGAAAAAGATGCCGCACTTACACGAAGATTCCACATTTTAGATATTAAAGAACCTGACTTAGAACAAATGAAAGAAATTGTTCTGAAAGCAGCTCCAGCTTATGAAAAGTATCACGGCATTAAGTTCCCGAAAAAAATGTTAAAAATGTCAGTTGATATGTGCGAGACTTATTTGCCGCACAAGAAATTCATCGACAAAGCTTTTGATGTTATTGATCGCGCTTTTGCCAAAGCAAAAATTCGCATCTTCAATACCACTAATCAAACAGGTGAAGAATCAATCGCAGTTGTCACTATGGAAGACTTGCTCAAGGTTATGTCGGAACTCTCAGGCATGAATGTAGATACACTTAGAAATAACTTGGACAAAAAATTCTCTGATCTGGCAGACAACTTCAAAAAAGAAATCTTCGGTCAAAACAAAGCAATCGAAAAAATCTACAATTGTTTGGCATGTGCAAAAGCTGGACTCAATGCCCCAAATAAACCATTGTCGAGCTTTCTGTTTGTTGGTCCAACAAGCGTTGGTAAAACTCATACTGCTAAAAAAATTGCAAAAGAATTCTTCGGCAATGACAGCAGTTATTTACAGCTCAACATGAGTGAATACCAAGAATCAGCTTCTGTGTCTCGACTTTTGGGGGCAAGTGCAGGATATGTTGGATATGACGAAGGAGGTATTCTTACAGATTTCGTGCGCAACAATCCCAATAGCCTCATCTTGTTTGATGAAATCGAAAAGGGCAGCTTTTCTGTGCTGAATTTGTTGCTTCAAATCCTCGATGAAGGAAAGCTTAAAGATGGATATGGGCGCAACATCGACTTCTCTCGCACGATTGTCGTTCTTACGAGTAACATTGGCGCAGTAGAAGCAAGCAAGCCGTCAATGGGCTTTATGTCTCATGCAGAAGATGTCACCAATTCTTTCGAGTCTTCTATCAAACAGGCGTTGTCTCCAGAGATGCGCTCGCGTATTGACGAGATTATCATCTTTGAAAAAATCAATGAAGAATCTCTTTCTAAGATTTTCGATCAATGCCTTGAAGAACTCAAAGAGAGAGCAGATAAAAAAGGAATAAAAATCAACTGCCAAATCACTCTTTCAGATTTAGTCGATGACGTAAGCAAACTACACGCTCGCGAAATCAAAACAATCTTCAGAAACAAAGTGCAAACTTCAGTCGCGCAATTCATTGCCTCTGGTAAAAAAAGTCGCAATTTGACGATAAAAGTTCTTGACAAGTCGGTGGTAATCGCTTAGTATAACAGCGCAATGAAGAACAAACAAACTAAAAAAACATCGGCAGTAGACGCAATGAAACAAGCAAAAGGTCGTTTCTTCGGTCTTTATCTCAAAAACGGAGAAGTTATCAACGCTCAGTTTCGTCGTGAAACTCCACAAAAAGTGTCGATTTATGATCGCAAAAATCGTCGTGAGCGACTGATCAATAAATCGGGAATTGATTTCGTCTTTACTAATAGCACAGGTTATGCTGCATAAGTAAGTCGAATATAAAAAACCTAAAACCCAGTCGAAAGGCTGGGTTTTTTCATTATAATACAAAGTGAAATCTATAACAAATGCTGATAGACCTTATCTATTTTCTCTGAATCAAACAGGCACAGAAAATGAACTTTTGGCAGCTAATCTATTAAAAAAGATTGGCTTTTCTTCTGTAGAGGATGTTAGTTTTTTGGATTCACAGATGGACTTCGACTGCTTCAAAGCTACAGTTGATGGACAACCACGATACTTCAAATACTCTTTCGATGGCGATGGCTCATTTTTCGCGCATGAGTATAGCATTCTCAAACAGCTAGCCCCATTTGCCCCTGTTGCTTACAAACATGGCAAGACCAAGTATGGTGAGCATCTACAGTATATTGTGACCTCGTTTGAATCAGCAGACACAGTAACAGAGTTTGGCATATCATCTCTTATAGAGAGCAGCGATTCTTTCTTATACTCTTTCGATCAATTGCGCGGCGTAAAGGTAGATAGAACATTCACGCATTATATCAACGATCTGTTCTCTCGTTGCGATATAGAGCAGCTACCAGAACATTCACTTGCCGCTATTGCAGATCATTCTAACATCAATAGTCTGCGGTCAATTCTTCAAATTCTGAAAAACGAAATCGAATATCTTTCGCGGCAAAGTTTCTGTAAGACTTCTGACTTTTGCCACGGAAAGCTCAACACTGATAACATTTTAATCAGAAATAATTTGTTTAAATTCCAGCACCTACAGAATGGTTACATGGGAAATCAGTTGTTTGATTTGTGCTATTTGTTTATTAACATGGGCATTCCGCTAGAATATCAAAGACAATTTGCGATGGATTATAAATCTTTGTTTCCAGATTTTAATCAGGAACAGTTTATTGAAGAGTATAATTCATGCTTCAATTTAATGATTCGCCTGTTTGTTTATGAGACGATTTTCAACTATCTGTGCGAGATATATCTATACGAAAGCTCTCGTCCTGCAAAAATACTACACATGGTAAGTGTATTCTTACGTAATGAAGAGGCATTGGCAATGATACCAAGCCTCAGTCAATACAACACGTTTTTAGTTACAGATATTATGGAGCCTTTGATTGGCGATGCAAAGAGTTCAGCGTAAAAGTAATTATTTTAGTATAGCTTATTTTTAACGTATTGCACGCAATCTATAAAATTGTTAATTTTTATATCTAAAAATCTTCTTTCGTCTATTCTGTTGACTAGGGTAATATCGCCAAAAGGATCAAGATAAAAACTTAAATGATAAGCGTTTTCTGCATGAGTTATCGTTATCTCTTGTTTTTTGAAAACACCTTGTCCAGAATCTTCAAATCCTAAAGAAATTAAATGATCAACTATTACTTGTTCCATGATATATTTTATTACACTCCAAAACCTTGAAAATTCTTATCAATCTTTCCGCTATAATCCATAGCGGCAATAGAACATCTAAAATTTGGATCTTTCATGTCGCCAAATAATCCATGGAAAAATATTTTATCTTCATTAAAAGATGCATCATATACAAACAAGTTCGAGCTATTTGAATTTGTATTATTCAACGCATCATTTAAAGATGCTGGCAATTCTGAATCTATTGTAAAATCAAAATTGCCAATATTTACTCCTGTTATTTTATCTTTTAAAGTAATGAAACTGTTTTGAGGAGAAGCGGAATTTGAATATCTATATTCTGGCACATCGGCAAATTCACCTCCAACTATTAACATATCTCCAGTACTTTTTATATCCCATATATTTCCAGGATGACTATCTCCCGCACCAAAAGGCATTCTTTCTTTAAAAATACTTTGCTGACCGAATCCTCCATAATTTCTTAATATGTTTCCACTGGCGGGGTTAACTAAAAACACTCCTCTTGGACTAACATCATCACCAGAACCCCCCACTGATATAAAATCTCCACCTATAAATAATCCACTAGGATGCATGTGAAAAGATGTAACTCCATCTGTTCCTCCTGCGGCTCGATTTGCAAACCAATAAGTTGTAGGAACAGTATAGCCAGAAAAAGGACGAAAAGTCGTAATATGATTAGCATTATTCGCATTAAAAGCAGCAGCATAAGCATAAACATTATTTGCAGCTGCTCCAACTTGACCAAATGTTCCCCCAGCGTATAAACTATCTCCCGAAACTAAAAGTTTTCTAATCCCGCCATTTAAAATCAGTGGATTGTAAGATTCAAGAACTCCTCCTGAAGCTGAAGAAATATCAAATCTACAAACTCTATTTCTGCTTAATCCGCTCATAGTTGTAAAATCACCACCAGCAAAAAGTTTATCGCCGCTAAATTGAAAATCATAAATAGTGCTATTGGAATTTGGATTCCATGCGTCAAGAGTATTTGTATTTAAATTTATTCTTGCTATACGATTTCTTGCCACACCCAATACAGATGTAAATGATCCACCTATGTAAAGAAAATTATCTTTTCTTTTAATTGCTCGAACGTCACTATTTACATTATAGTCTATTCCAGAAATCATTTGGTTATTTAAATCAAACCAAGCAACCCTATTTCTTGTAACTGTAGAATTTGTGTTTGTGCTTGGAGACATGTTTTGAACATTTGTAAATGATCCTCCCATATACATAAAACCAGATTCTAAAAATGTAGATAAAACCTGCCCCCCTCCCCTAATGCAAAGTGGAGCGCCATCTCTATCGTTAACATATCCAGTTACAATATGACCAGACTCCAAATTATATCTCATTTGAAACGCATGTGGAGTAAAATTTTGTGATCCAACGCTTTGAGGTATAGTTGCAGAGATTATACTTCCGTTTGCATATAAAGTTTTTTTATGTATTTCTGTTGTATACACTCCTCCATATGTAGATCCCATTAAATGAACATTTCGCTTTAAAAGACTTCCGCTTTCTATGCTAAAAAATGCCAACCCAGCTCTTCTTTCTCCAGCATTAGAAAAGCTACCACATATTACTACTCCAGATGGAGTAACTTTAAGATTTGTCGGTTCTTTAGACAGTTCTGGGTCCCATTCTAACAACCCCGTATTATTTAAATTTATAGCTGCGCCATAATTTCTTTCTTGCCCCAATACCGATCTAAATCCGCCACCAATATACAAAGTATTAGTAGATGGATCTATATCCATGGCTTTGACATCGCCTCTGTCAAGGTTTAAATTAAAATCTGTTATTGTGTTATTTTGTATATTTAAACAAAAAATTCCATATCTATTATTTCCGCTTACTGTGTCGAAAGTTCCTCCGACATAAAGAAGATTGTCTTTCCTTTTCATGCAGGAAACTTTTGAACTGGAAGTTTTATTAGAATTTAAACCAAAAAGGTTATTATTAATTTCAAAATTTCTTCCATGAGTTGGCGCATTAGTATTTATGTCTAGTCCTATAAAATTGTTGTATCTATTAGGCACGGTTCCAGAAATAAAGTTTCCGCCCAAAAATAGCGTACTTCCACTTTTTTCGATTGCTATAACATCGTAATTTACTCCCAAATTAACATTTAAATTTGTTGTTAACCCACCGCTGATGGCATCTACAATAGCTATAGAATTTCTGATTTTAGAAGCGTTGTTAGATTCATTTACAGTATTAAATCTTCCGCCAATTGTTATTGTATTATCTCCCGTATCAAGATGCATACAATATACTGCTTGCGTATCATTAGCGAGAGAGTATGCGCTAGTAGCAGCGTTGATCATTTGGAGATTTGGATTCCATTCTGTTATTCTATTCGTATTTAGATCGACTGCAAAAGCATTGTTTCTAGGTACTTTCTGCACAAAAGCTCCACCTTGTTTGGCAAAAATATGTATTTTATTATCTATTTTTTTAATCACATTAAAACCCGCAATAGAACTTTGATCTCCTTGATATACATTTGTGGTACCAGCTCCATAGCCTAAACCAGTATAAGTGGTTAAACCGCTAATATTATCTATTACTATAGGAAAAGCTATTGGATTATGATAATCAGGTATCAAAGGACCACTTGTCGGACGATTATCAATTTTATATGTCCAGCTTCTATTGTTAGGTGTTGTCGAATTTATAATAACTTTATCACCAAATTCAGCAATACTTCCACAAGGATTATTTCCAAAATTAAATTTTGGTCTAAAGCCTGTAATTAAAAGCCCACTTTCGTAATCAACTTTGCAGATGTTTTGATAGTTTCCACCTGATCCATTAATAGTAGTGAAATCTCCCACCAAATACATACCATTTGCTCCAGTTGCCATTTGTCTGATGGTGCTATTAGCATTGGGATTAAATGGAGATAAGCTCATACTTGGCAGATTTATTGCCGCCATTCGATTTCTGGATACTCCACTAAAAGTTGTAAAGGGACCCATGATATAAATTTTATCTCCATATTTTAAGATTTGATCTATATTACCATTGGGACCATTAGCTATGGTTAATCCAGTAATATAAGTTCCGCTTACATAATCTAAACATACCAAGCGATTGCAAACGACTCCTGCCGCAGTTGTAAATTGTCCAGCGATCCAAATTCCAGTTTTATTAGGATAAAAATTTCCCGTATCTGCAAAATAATCTATTGGAGGACCATCTGTTTTAGTGGCGTTTGAGAAATTTTGAGTCCAAAGCTGGTCTGCCCTTAAAGCCCATTTATAATTATTAGCAGGATTTTCAAGCAGATTAAATTTCATAACAGTCTGATTATATAAACCATAATTATAACTTGCAGCGTTAAATGCTCCATTTCCTGTAAACACAGCTATATTATTTCCACCATGCATGAAAAATATTCCAGAGCCAATGCTTTGTATATTTCTCAAACTTGTTCCGCCGCCAAGACTCAATCCAAGTCCAGTATTTAAACCCGAAGGAGTAATTTGCGCCAATCCTATTTTTCCAAATAAAAAATTCGCTGGGGATTGAGAAATTCTTCCATCTGGGAATGGCACTTGAGAAAGATTATTCACCGATGAAAAACCACCAAGTAAATATCTATTTCCATACTGATCTACTGTAGTATCAACAACTCCTTTATTGTTTCTTGTTCCGTATGTTCTAGTATCTACTTCTGCTGGATAAATATTGAGTTCATTATCTAATGTTGCATAACTTGGATAAACTTCACAAAGTGAATTAAAAGATCCGCCAAGATACAAAATATTATCTTTAACCAAAGAAGCGTAAACTATACCGTTCGGATATAATAAGTTTTCTGTTGTGGTATTTTTGTCTAAATTCGAAAATGGTAAAAACATATTTTTTAATTAATAAAATCTTTAATATAAGTCGAATAAAAATTAGAATCTATTTTAAGCGCTGTATATATATCTGCTTTGCTTGGTGTCAAAGTTAAAGAGGGAATAACTCCTCCTGGGAATTTGTAATTACTATTAAATATGATATTGTTGCTACCGCTTGGACTTTGTTTTATTTTTATTACAATATTTTCGCCATTATTCATATTGATTGGCGCGTTCAAAGTGGCGCTTGCACCTGCAAGTCCAGTTAAAACATATTCAAAAGTTCTTGCAAGATTCGCATCTGGAGTAAAATTATTTCCAGTAAAATATACTACGTTCTTTTTATAGTAAACCTCTTCGCCACTAACCAATGGAACAGATTGGAAGTTTTTGATTCCACTTACGGTTTGATTTCCTGTATTATAAACAAGATTGTTGGCACTTATATTTCCACTTATATTTGCATTTCCACTGACAGTTAATCTTTCATTTGGAGCAACTGTTCCAATGCCGATATAACCATTTGTTGATTTTGCAAAAAGTGAAGTAGCTGATGTTCCATAATTATAAATTCTAAAACCATCATCAGAATCTTCATAGCCAAATAGAAATTTAAGCGATCCTGCGGATCTCAACATAACTTGAGAATCGCCAGCTCCAGCTTCAATCGTTAGTGAATTATTACCTGCGGTATAGGTATGTAATGGAGTTAACGGCGATGTTGTTCCAATACCAACGCGACCATCACCTAGAAGCGTCATAACTGTAGTGTCAGGTGTTACTGGTGATACTGAGTTTCCTTGTTGTAACGCTATGTCTAGTCTAGTATTGTTTACGTTTGTATTAGGATTGGATAGTCTAAATGATGCTGCGGTATGAAATGCTACTCCAGGATTGTAAGGTCGAGATAGAACCAAAACATTAGAAGGAGTTGTAGTTGTGAGACTTCCAGCAACATCTAACTTGCCTATTAAAGATGATGTGCCAATGCCGACATTACCAGAAGAATCAATTCTCATTCTTTCACCACTCGAAGTACCGAATGTAAAGCCATCAAACCCTTGTAATGCTAGTTGATTAGATATTCTAGTTAATGCAACATTAACATTACCAAACTCTAATCTACCTACTGTACCGTCTTGACCTATTCTTACGGCTACACCACTCAGTGATGTATTAATGTGAAGAGGGGCAGCTGGAGTTGTTGTGCCAATGCCGACATTACCGCCATTAATCCAACTATCTCCAGCTTTAGAGAGTTTATAAGCATTCGCACCAAACTCTCTTAAGCTACCATTTAGATAATTATCACCTCTTATCACAACCTGACCGTTAACATCAAGCATGAAAGTACTTTGTGGTGTAGTCGTCCCGATACCTACTCTATTATTGACACTATCAACAAACAATGTATTTGTATCAACTGTTAGATTTCCGCTAATATTTACTCCTGTAGTGAAAGTTTTAACACCAGAAATAGTTTGATCACCATAAAGCAAAACAGAACTACCACTAAGTAAACTAATTTTAGAATCTAAAGAGCTTCCAGTGCTGTTAAGATTGCTTATGGTCGCGTAAACGCCACTTAGGTTATTGATGTTTGTTTGTAGCGTCGAACCTGTCGCAGCGAGATTAGTGATTGTCGCATAAGTAGATAGATCAACTCCAGTAATAAATCCAGAGGGATTACTTACAGAATAAAATGCACCAGTCTGAGAATTTAAAACATAAGAACCAGTAGCATTAGACAAGGTGCTGATTTGGGTTTGCAAGCTACCACTAATACCCGTCATTTCTTCAACGGAAGCTATCGTATCTAAAACACTTAGATCGCTAGCTCTAGTTCCAATTCCAAACTTAAACTTATCTGAATGATCAAAACCAAGAATCGCACCAGAATCATTGATACCAGTCAAACCAGCACCAGTTACAAAAAACAAACCACCATCAACTGCCCCACCAGTCAAATTAAGCATGATGAAATTACTTGCGATATTCGTGTTTGTGGTATTTACGATTGTTTCAAGACCAGTGACATACAAATTGTTGATATATACTTTATCATGAAAGGTTTTGTCTCCAAGTATTGTTTCCGCGCCAGTTGTATTAACGTATCTGGATTCAGATTCGCTTTTGGTATAATAGTTGCCAGAGAATGAAAGATCGACTCCTGTAATAAATCCAGAAGGATTGCTTGTTGGATAATAGTTTCCCGTTTGATTGTTTAAGTTGGTTATTTGATTTTGTAAAGAACCACTGATTCCAGTCGAGAAAGCAATTGTAGAATAGTTAGATAAATTAACACCTGTAATAAATCCCGAAGGGTTGCTGGCAGCGTAAAACGCTCCAGTTTGCGAAGCGGTGATAAAATTGCCCGTTTCAGATGGTCTTACCACATTGCCAGTAACGTAAGCAGAAAGATCAACTCCAGTAATGTAACCACTTGGGTTACTTGTTGGATAAAATACACCAGTTTCAGAAGGTCTTACAACACTTCCTGTAATATAGTTACTTGGATTGCTATTAAGCGGGTAAAAAGCGCCTGTTAATTCTCCTGTATTGACACTCACAGCCTCTCCACTAAGCATTACCCCTGTGCCATTAACACTTGGTCGTAAAACAAAAGCTTTGGCTCCGCTAATTGTTTGATCTCCAGCAAGACCAACATAGCGAAGATCTGCCGATCCTATAGTTAAAAATGAACCAGTTTCATTTGGTCTAACAACTGCGCCAGTAATTAAATTGAAATACTGTCCAGATGAAAGATGATAATATTGACCAGTAGATCCCCCCTGCAAATCACCAAAAGTATTGTGAAGAAGCTCACCACTTACGCCACTTAAATAGACGATATTGATTCCATTGTAAAAAACAGAAGGATTCAATAATACATCATTAGAGTTATCATTTACTTGAATAGAGTTATACTGGTCTTCAAGGATATTCAAAGACACAGTTTGATTTGAATTATTTATATCAATAATTGTCGATGGATCTTGAACTACATTTATTGTAAATTCGCTCATGGATTAGTTGCAGATTTAATGACATAAACAGGACCATGCATCAATTTATCTGGGCATTCGCCAGATTTGTCTGCATATAAATCCCAATAAGACGGCGCTAAATCGAGATTTAGCGTTTGCGCCGAATTCAAACTGATTTTTGCAATACCACTTGGTATGCTAATAATTTCTGTCGTGAGAACTGCTTGCAAAGCATCATCAAAGCTTCTGCGAATTTGACCAGTGAGAGTGACTCCACTTAAATTATAAATGCCATTGCTTCGTTGAATAGTAAGCGTTAAATCATAGCAACCTCTCTGTTCAATAGTTATTCCTGTATATGCAGCACTCATCAAACATTATTACACCCAATCAATCTCGTCTGAAGAATATTTACACGTAAGCTCTTCTCCAATTTGAATTTTTCTTGCGGCATAGTAAATATCTCGCTCTCTGTCGTGAATTAAGTTTGGTTCATCAGAATGATTCACGAAGTAAGCTGCGCCAATATCGTTAATGTGGCAATCAATCCAAAAACCGTATTCGTTGTTGTTGCAGACTTTTTTGATATGATCTAAGATGTTATTCTCGACATTTTTAACTTCACCCCAGCGGATAAAGCACAAATCTTTTGGCGCGAAAACAACTTCATTTTTATGAATTTCAGTAAGAGTGACAGCTCCAACTCCTGCGCCAACGATAGAGCTTGGTACTAGCTTTACTAATATGCCATTGCATATTTGATTTGTTAATGCTTTTTTAGTGAGTGACATTTTCTTCTTTTGGTTGAGTGGTGAATTCTGTCATGTAGCTATAATCAGTAAACAGTGTGCGTTTATTTTCGACGCTATATACTGTCAAGTCGATCTTATATCCAGGATTTTTGTCAATAGGCTTATCAACCCACGCATTATCGTGCCACACAATGCGATTGTTTGGGTAAGCATAAAAGTTACCATTGTCCATTTTGAATACATGAGCGCATTTATGTTCTGGTGTTTCAGAAAAATTGGTGTCCAAGATACTCTTATTCTCCCATCCCCAATCAAGCGTGAACATATACTCTCCAGCTTCTTTGGTATTTTGCGGCGTGATGAGTAAAGCTCTCAGACCTTTCATTCGTGTGCGAACCTGAACATCAACATAAGGACTAAAACAATCCCAATACATTGCATGTTCCAATGGCACTGGATCGCAAGGCTTCCAACAGAATGCTGTAATAGGTCTGCGAGTCCAGTTTACTCCATTCGTCAAGAACGCTTCAAATAGAGGAACTCTCTTCTCAATTGACGTTACAGAATGGACATCGCATGAAGTATACTCACCATGTCCTTTTTCGTGATTAAAAAGATATTCATTGCGTAGTAGGCAAGTAATCGTGGGAATATTATGATTTAGATAGGACACATTATATCTTACACTTTTAGTAGAAAATTTCTACGCACTATTTAAAATCAGGTATGATTCAACTCTATAAACCCAATTCAAAATCGAGCGGATGCGCATTCGCTTTCCGTCTTGGCACTACTGGTAAATTCAAAGACCCTTGCCTATATGTCAACGCTATTATGCAGCATTCATGGGATGAAAAAACAAAAAACGGTTCCTTTGCTGAGAATGCAAAAAACCCAGAAAAAACAGTAGTAATCAAACTAAACGAATTTGAAGTTGGCGGCATCATCAACGCTATTGAAAACTATTCTGAATACAAAGCATTTCATAGCCACGAAACAAATAAGACTAGCATCTCGTTTAAGCCTTATCAGAAAAATGATGGCACTAAAGCTTTTTCATTTTCCATTACTAAGAATTCAGCTTTGAAGTTTGGTATTGGTATTGAACCTGGAGAAGCTTACGCAATTCGTGAGTTCTGCAAAGTAATTTTGCAAAAACTTTACGAAGCTCGCTCAAACGCTCAAATGCAAAACCGCTCCGATGACTAAAAAGAAAGTTCTCATACATAGTAATTTCTGCAAAGCTTTCACAGGCTTTGGTAAGCACAAAAAGAATATCTTGCGCTATCTGTTTAATACAGGCAAGTATGAAATCTTTGAGCTTGCTAATGGCTTGATGAGACGCTGCCCCGAAACTGATAGCACTCCATGGACTACTTATGGCTCTTTGCCAGATGTTCAAAAGATGGCAGAAATCAATCAAGACCAACACAAGCAACGTCAAGCTGCGTATGGTGCTTTTGGTATTGATGATGTTATCAATACTGTGCGTCCTGATGTTTATATTGGCATCGAGGACATTTGGGCATTCGACGGCTTCTACGAAAAGCCTTGGTGGAATAAAGTGAACTCCATGATTTGGACTACGCTTGACAGCTTACCAATTCTACAATCAGCTATTGATGCTGCGCCCAAAATCAAACATTACTATGTATGGTCTTCTTTCGCGGAAAAAGCATTCCAACGAATGGGTTATAATCATATTAAAACTCTCAGAGGAAGCTTAGACGTAAATCAATTCTATAGAATGGATGATCATAGACGCGCTGCATTGCGTCAGAAGTTTAATTTGTCTAATGAATATATTGTGGGCTTTGTGTTTAGAAATCAGCTTAGAAAAAGCGTTCCTAATTTGCTGGAAGGTTTTAAAAAGTTTAAACAACAAGTTCCTCATGCTAAACTCTTGTTGCACACTCACTGGTCAGAGGGATGGGACATTCCAACTCTCTTGCAAGAAAAGGGCATTGACAACAAAGACATTCTCACCACTTATTTCTGCCAACAATGTAAGAGCTATTTCATTGCGCCATTTATGGGGCAAGATCGCGACTGCCCAGCATGTGGTGGTAAAAGAACGGTAAGCACTACAAACATTAACCAAGGAGTAAGTGAAGCTCAACTGAATGAAATCTACAACCTTATGGACGTATACTGCCATCCATTTACAAGTGGCGGTCAAGAGATTCCAATTCAAGAAGCAAAACTCACAGAGCTTATCACACTCGTCACAAACTATTCTTGCGGCGAAGAGTATTGCACAGAAGAAAGCGGCGGCTTGCCTCTTAATTGGGCAGAGTATAGAGAGCCTGGAACTCAATTCATCAAAGCATCTACCGATCCCGATCATATTGCCGAACAGTTACTCACTGTTTATAATATGCCCTCGATTGAACGTGCAGCGATTGGTATTAAAGCTCGTCAATTTGTAGTGGACTATTGTTCTATTGAAGCGATTGGTGAAGAGCTTGAATCTCTCATTGATTCTATGCCAGAAGTTGATTACGACTTTGACAATCCTCCCTCTCGATTCAATGCTGATCACAAGCCTAATTTTGAAGCAGATGAAAAAGACTTTATCATCTCTTTGCATAAGGAAATGCTTGGCGAATCAGTTGACGAAAATCACACTTCGTTCAAAATATGGAAAAACAAACTACAGCAAGAAATCAATCGCGAACAAATGCACAATCATTTTCGCAATGTCTGCTTGCAGCAACAACAAAAGCCTGTAGAATTTGAAAGCGTTCTTGATAAAGATGACGAAGGCAGACGTATTTGCGTTCTAGCGCAAGGAACAGAATCTGATATTCTTTTGCTGAACGGTCTTATGGAAAACTTGCATAAGCAATATCCACAGCACAACATCTACTTCGCCACACGGCAAGAGTATTTCCCGCTGATTGAGGATAACCGTTTTGTTCACAAATGTATTTTATATTCTGAAATGTTGGAGAATTCATTTATTTTAGAGGGAGCTGGCGCTCATAAAGGTTATTTCGACCTAGCATTTATGCCAACAACAACTACCCAAAAGAACATCTGCTACATTCACAACGGCAAAGATAAAATTCAATTCGATTTACAATGAGTCACCTAATAGAAGAATATGCCAAAAATCTTGGCGTGAAAATTGGCAAGCCTGTTTTGGCGGAACATTTCTTTCCAGTCATTCCAGAAAAATATATTACCGTATCGGTAGAGCCACAAGTTCAGTCGAAGCAGTATAAGTATTTTGATATTGTGTTTGATACTGTGCGTTCGTTTTTGAGCAAGCAGTCGATTAAGATTATTCAAATCGGTTCTTCAAAATCACAGAAACTATCGTCAGTAGATGAAATGATCTTTGATCTTGATTTCAAAAAACAGGCATATATCGTAAAGAATAGTTTAGTGCATATCGGTGGCAATGACGCTCTTATGCATTATGCTAGCGCCAATGATATTCCTATTGTCACATTATTTGGCGATTCTTACGCCGCCTGTTCTGATGGCTACTGGAGTTCAAACAAAACAAACATCGAAGCGCCTTGGGCTGTCAAGCCTAGCTTCAACGCTGTAGATCAACAAGATTCAATCAACAAAATTTTACCAGAAGATATAGCAAATGCGATTATTAAAAAATTTACGCCCGAAAAATCTATTCCGCTCAAAACTCGTTTCCTTGGTGATTTTTACCATCATTCTGTTTTCGAGTTGGTTCCAGACTTTTTTGCGCAAATGCCAGGAATGCCAGAGAAACACTGGTTCATGAGACTCGATTATCTTGACTCTTTTTCGTATGTAGAAACGTGGTGCGAGTATCTGCAATCGTTCTCATTCTTTACAGAGAAGATGATCCCCCATCAATTCATCCAGAAACTTCGCGGCAAATTAAAGAATATTACTTTTCTAGTAAATGAGGAAAGTGTTATTTCTGATGATTACCTCAACTATATTAGCGGTCTAGGAATTACCATCAATCTTTTGGTTAAAGATGTGTCGATTCTTCCAACGATTCGTAATAAGTATTTCAATTCCAACGTGCAAGTTTATGCCACTGCTGATAAGTCTATTTTAAAAGATAAAAAAATCACTTTTAACCAGTCATTTTTTCACTCCAATAAAACGATCATTTCTCGCGGCAAAAAATACCCCAGCACCTATCATTGGAAAAAAGACAAAAATATTCTTGACAAGAACCTCGTCATAGAAGATAATGAGTTGCTTCTTAGCGAATTAAACCATTTCTATCTCTATGACACAAAATAAAATAACAAGAGGTCCCGATGGACTCATCGAAAACAAAGAATACAAGTTCACCCCAGACGGCTTCGTCGATTGGCGAGCTATGATTGATCCACAGTTTCTTTACCCAAATAAAGATTACTTTGAGATTCGGAAACAATCCGTTCCGACATCTATTGAAGGCTTGGACGATAAGCAATTGCTTATTATGCTTGGCGGCATCAAAGAGTTGGCTCGCTTACGAGGCTTTAAGAGTGTTCGTTATAACATCAGACATGAAGCGCCAAATTATGTTACAGCACTGTGCTGTATCGAATGGATTGGTAATTTTGAAACAAGCAATGAAGAAGTTGTTTTTGAAGATGTTGCAAATGCCACAGAAGCAAATACTGACAACTTCTGCTTGAAGTTCCTAGAAACCATCGCGTGTAATCGTGCATTCGTTCGTTGCGTTCGCAACTTCCTCAATATTCATATTGTCGGGGCTGATGAAATCGACAAGTCTAAAAACAAAGCGGTTGATATTTCTGACCTTGTGCAATCCAGCGTTATTCCTATCACGCCACAGGGAGCTTTGGAAAAGAATGTAAACGACAAGCTTAAAATCTTCTCGTTCGAAGACTTCAAAGTGTATCTCCGCAATATGTGGACTAACGCTACAGAAGCGAATGACACAACTACTCTTGATCTTTTGGCAGATGCTAAAAACTGGAGCGGCTTCACTGATATTCCAGCCAAGACAGCGCGTGTCTTGATTAAGAAAATCAATGATTAAGCGTATTACAAATCCTGTAGAATTTGAAAAGCTTATTGACGATATGTATGAGCTTTTTAAACAACATGATTTGTATGAAGGTCACGCCTTGGTAGCTCACAGCCCAGAGACTATCAAGGCTAACTTCTCTCATCCATCTATTTTGGCGTGGGATTTATTAGTGTGGGGAAATTTACAAGGCGATAAATTTGACGCAATGATCGCTTTTGAGAAAGTTCGATGCCCAAAATTCAATGAAGAAATAATTCACGAATTTTTGTGGCTATCTAAGAATCCAAAAGCTGGTTATAAACTGTTTAAAACAGCAACTGAGACTGCTCGACAAATGGGGTGCAAATACATCACCATGTCTACGGCAGTCAACAATCCTTATCACCAAAAAGTAAAATCATTCTACCATAAAATGGGCTTCCTTAAAGATACCGAAACATATATTAGCAAACTATGAACAATAAAAAAGCAAAAAAACTGAGACAAATCCTCCAACCTGAAAATGCAATGTCAAAACGCGCATACCGTCGAGCAAAGAAGTTTTACGCTCGTTTGCCAGAACATGCGAAAGCAGACTTCTTGGCTGGATTAGAAGCAATGGCAAGCAATTAAAACATCGTTCCCTGTAATTTGTAAGTCGCGCCAGTATAGTTACTTCCGCTCACATACAAACCACACAGTCCTCCCGCAAGACCCGTAAGTTGATATGTCGATGATGTATCGTTTACGGGTTCTTGTATTAAAGCAAGACCAGTGGTATTGATTACTCCTTTCAATTCAGAAAGTCTTCTGATATTTCCTGTGTCTTTAATTTCTACTAAGTATTTTACGCTGGTAAAAACTCCAGAATCAAATTCATGAATGACACCTCTTCCATAGCAAAGTTTACCTGTTTGGTATATTGTTTGATTGAATCCAGTTCCATCGTAAATATTAACGGCATTTACATCGGCGCTTGATAGCACTACATTTGTTTGTTTAGTTACGAATGTGGTTGGTCCGAAAACAAAAGACTTGCCAGACCCTAAAGCTCCGTATGGAACAACTGTAAAGTAGTATGGAGTGTTTTCTGTCAATGCTCCCTTGTTAATTGTTAAAGCGTAAGCGTTAGATACGTTAGCAACACTCTGCGAGAATAAGTAACCCTCTTGAGCTGTAGGATTAAGATATGTCAATTCGTTTACGGCAGAGCCAGCTCCAGTCGAAGCATAAACATCATAGCGATCCATTTGTGTAAATCGCAAGTCGTTCTGCAATACAATCGAGATGTTAAGCGATTCTGTTGCTTGTGATGCTCCACTAAATTCAGAATAGTTTGGCACAATGTCCAAAATATTAGGAACATTACCATACGCCAAGAATACACCTGTGAAAATTGATCCATCAAATGAATTGGGCAATCTACATCTTATGCCGAAATCTTTTTTATAAGTGCCGAAAATGTTTTCATTATCTAGCGCTGAAACAGTTACAGAGCGTGAATACTTTCCTGTGAAGAAATTTGCGGCGGCAGTTGTTCCATCTATGTTTAAAATATCAAACACACACCCACCAATTAACGGATTGTCTAAAAACTGTTGATCAGAAGATACGGTATTAAGTTGTTGATCTAAAATATCAAAAAAGAATGTTGCATCTTTTTGTAAATGAACTCCGCTGCCAGTAAATATTTGGTTTAAGTTGCCAGTATCAACACTAAATGTCGGATCAAATTGAAACAAATTGATAGAACCTCCTGGAGTTGGATATGCTAAATCGAAAGATATGCATTGATCAGCACCAGTTGTTGGATTTATTTCGCCACTTCCGACAATAGAAGGATTAACTAAATATGAACCACTTAATTCATATAAACCGATTTCATAATATAGCTTATTCGCAATCCCGTTGTTTTGGTTATTTATGAAGCATAGTTGATTTGAACCCTCGTTTAGAATCAATTCGCTAAAATAATAAGACTCTTCGGAAGTGGAATAATCTTGATAAATAGATAACGAATAATCACCTTCATAATCAGTATATGATCCATAAGGACTACCAGAATTATACAGCGTACTTGTGACTTCGGTAGTTTCTCCTATTTTTAAAACCCATGGATTTGCGCCACTTTTAACAAGAGAAAAGTTATAAATTGCTGCTTGCAAATCATAATAAAAGTTTCCTATTGGATTTTGTTGAAGGAGAGAGTAGCCTGTTGATTGACTACAGTCATCATCAAAAGACCAATTTATTGCAATTGGGCATCCACCACTTAGTATAGGTCTAACGCTGCTCAATTTTAACGAAGAATCAGCAGAACCAACAAGATAAGCTCCATCGCCTTGACTAGAGCCAGTAGTCGATCCTACATATCCACTGTTAATTAAAATATCAAATAAATCAGAACCTGCCTGACCTGTTATTTTAACCCCAACGACCTTATTTTGATATGAAAACATAAATTATTGTAAAGAAAAGCCGACAATGGCTGGTTTAGTGATGCTTGTAGTATTAGTTCCTGCGTAAGCGACAAATGTTCCTGTAGTCGCGGCAGATGAATTGATATTCGGGGATTCTGCCAACGCTGCAACAGATAGCGTCCAATTTCCGATGTTAGTCAATCCAGTGAATTGCACACCAGTTTGATTAGTGATTATTGATTCAAAATAACCAGCCAAAGAGTTATCAATTGAAACGCTATAACCTGTTGCGCTTGCCACAGATGCCCATCGTCCCGTAAGTTTGAAATCGCTTGATGTCTGATCGAATCCTGAGAATGTTGCGATATTGGGCGTGGACAACTGTTTAATCTGAGTATCGCCAACAACAATTACTCCCGTATAGTAAGTATTTTCTAAGAAATCTTGAGTTATTGCTTTTTCAATTGTATCAAATTTTCCTGTATCGTAACGAGAAGCTGTAACGCCATATTCGTTTTGAGAATTTTCGCGGATTGAAATGATTTTGTATATTTGATCAGATGCCGCTGTTCGCTCAATTCTATAAACACTTCCAGCTTTTACTGCTGGCAAGAAGCTAACATTAGGATCGTTTTGATTGAGAGAAATAATGCTTCCATAATCAACACCTGAATTATTGAAACCAGTTAGCGATATTTTTGTGATCTGTGAAATATTGTAGGCGTTGATTTCGCTATCTAAAATGCCATTTGTAGCTGGATATAAATCGCCATCCCAGTTTATAGCGCCCGATATTTGACCGCTTGTTGCACCACGTTTATTTGGCGCTGCTGAGTCATAAGCAAATCCAGTGTAATTGCCACTATCTCCTTTTGCTGATGGAGAAATATCTGCGCCATAAAATACACCTGTATTAGTGATTACCTTATCGTATGTATTGTTGTTTTGAAATGCCAATCCAGTTGCGAAAACAAAACCAGTAGCTCCCGTATTATAGTAACAATATAATTTTTGACCAGCCGAACCAGTTCCTGTATATGCTGGAAATTGATACGGATAAATTGTAGAGTTAGCAAAGCCATTAGTATAACCCGAAAACTTATATAAACCGCTCAAACTAGAATGAGTCAATAATCCTGTAATAGAAAATTGTTCAACTCTTTGTCTTCCAGTTGCTGCTAATTGCTCTAACTCGGAAGATGTAGAATAACCTGTTGGAGTATAAAGAGTAATAAATCCAGTATATTGTGTAGCATCAAATTGATTGTCGATTCGAAGCGTTTTATTCACTAGGTCTACGTCTAACACCCTGCCATAGTTAGTAGCACGGGTTTTCATTTCGTCTTCAATAATAATCAAATCTCCAGGTCTGCATAGAAGAGCTTCTAATCCAGCAGAAAAGTCTACGCTCTGATTTTCTTTCGTGGTTTGATAAATAATATGCTGACCAATGCGGCGAGCCATAGCTCTCGATGTGACACCAGATGTATTGATTGTTGTTTTAAAAACACCTCTTTTACGAATATCTTGTTCGTCTTGAATGTATTCTACTTTTGTTTTATAGTTATCAAAACGATCCAAGTATACTACCTCAACAGTATTAAACTGCAAGTCTCTGCGAATGTTGCTGTAATTAAAAGTTCCGTCTTTAGTATTGACATTATTAAACAAAGCAATTGGAGTTCTTGGTCTATCATCGAGGAAGTGAATTTCAGAACCGCCGAAGAAAACTATGCCGCGAAACAAGTTAGCAATTACATTGATAGCATCATACACTTTTGTTTGCTCTTTAAAAAGAATGTTGCAAGAGAATCGCGGCTCTAATCCACCAACACCATCGCTAACGCCAATAAAGTAACCCTCATCATCTACTGCATCGCAGAATCTAGCGATTTTATAAAGCTCCCATTTATTGACTTGTGATTCATCAATATAAGCTCCCAAGCCATAACGCTTGCTCGTTAGTAGATCATACAATATCCACGCTGGATTGTCCGTCCAACCCTCGGTAAAAGAGCCATCCCAATCTCCTTGGTAGATTTGCTGTGTAGTAGTATATTCTTTTGCGCTTTTGACATATCGAATATCTAGTCTAGTGTCAGAATCTATAATTTCATAATTCGATGGTATTTTAACTTTTTTTAATTTGCAGTCATAACTGCGCTCTGGAATAGAGCCGAAAGCTCTAGCGTCTAATTTAATTCCAGCGATTGCTGAAAATGGATAAGAAAGTCTTTGGTCGATTATTTCAGTTACTTTACCAAGTGAGATTTCTTTATTGATAAGAGTCGAGTTTGTTTCGCAAGACAATTTAACAACTTTAATATATCGTTTAGTGGTAGATGGATCTTCACCATCATCAAGAGCTGGAAGATCAAATGGACGAGTTAAGTTTGCGTCATTTAAATTTTCCCCATTAATCAATTTAACAGAGTCTTTTAGTAGATCCTCTGCTTCACTATAATCTGCGCCAAAATCAATTATATAAGCGCCTTCAATCAAGCCAACTATAGAATAAGAATACGATTTAACATCTTTCTTTTCTCCATTTGTTATCTTTCCAGTTTCAATTTTGATTGCTACAATCGAGGGAATTTTTGAACCAGCCTCTAACTTGCCAACATCTTTAACGCCTTCAGTAGCTATATGTATTGTGTCTGATAGCGCATTGACAATGATTGAAAGTGATACTTTATCGACAAAAGGATTTTCAATAGTATGTGTTACAGCTAAAGAATTGTAATCTTTTTTCTCATTGTCATTATTCCAATCAGAGTAATTGTTTTGAGCTTTTCCATAAGCTCTTTGATCATTCGATCCTTCTTGTCCAGCAATCAAAGCCGTTTGAGATACGCTTAAATTATTGCTATTTAAACCAGCAGCGCCAAGCCTAAATTGAGTGTCTTTATTGTTGACAACGATTCTTTGTATTGCTTGTGATTTAACAAACGGTCCAAGCAACTTTGCCTCATAAGCATAATCATTTATCACTTTATCAAAACCGCTTAGACTGTTTTGAAATTCTTCGCCATTTTTAAATTGACACGATACATTAGAAAAATTAAATAATTCGTTAGTTCTATTAGATATTTGAGATGTTTTTTCTAACGCTCGCAACTCAACATCGTTTTTATTTAAAGCTTTTAATAAGCTTTTGGAAAAGTAATACCAGTTACCGCTTGCATCTTTTGGATTTCTTAATTCTCTTAATGGAGCTGCAATAATAACAATACTCTTAACGTCTCCCGTGTATTGATTATTTGAAATGACTGGTTGGGTTAATGTATATACATAATCGAACTTATCAGACAAACCTTTAATTGAAAAATCTATATCTTGGCTGCTTTGAATTTGTTCATTTAAATTTATTTTTTGATTACCCAAGTCAATGATAATAAAACAAGTATTAACAAGTCCAGGAATACGCTTATTAGAAACGTAATTTGATTGACTCATTAGACTTTTTATCTTATCTAATGTTTTGATATTTTCCTTGGCAATTGAGCGAACAATAGAGTCTTTATTGTTTTTCGACTCATTTAAAATATGATTTTGAAAAGAATTTAAAATCGCTGATTTTTGAACAATTGGAGATGCGTGATGAATTTCAATTTTATTATCTGCTAGACCCCAATACGCTGGCAGTGGATTTTTAACGCTTATATTTAGAAAGTTATTCCAACTTTTTTCATACAACGGAATCGTTGTGGCAAATCGCTCAACACCTAGCAACTCAACACGTAGCAATTTTGTTTTTGCAAAAAAAACTCCTTCAGTTGACAGAGGTTGCTTAACAATAGTTTTGAACTTTTCATTTTCAATGTAGATGCTACTAATCGCATTAGTTAAATTAGCAATCGACAAACTACCATAACTTTTTGCAGGATTCAAGCTTTCAGTGTTTTGTATAGGCGTATTATCTAAATAAATACCTTTAAAAATACTTTCTTCTAATAAGGCTCCATTTTGATCTACTAATCCGTCAATGGGTCCATCGGAAATTAAATCAATAATCTCTGCAACACTATAAGAAGAAATAGATTTGAATCCTCCTAGTTTTGGTGGATTTAGAATAGCAGGTTTTGGCTTCGGCGCTCCCTTACCAGCTCCTCTAACTAAAAGTTTTTTATTAACGTGTTTCATTATGAGGTTCTATCATTGTTGAGAGCTTGTCCATCTGAAAATAGAGAATTTTCTTTTTCAAAGGCTTGTGGGTAAGATTTAATCGTTGATTGTATAACAGCAGAGCCAACCCTAAGTCTGCCATAACCTACAGGCACAGGAATGCCTTGTTCAGCAGTGTTCGCTTTAGAAGAAAACAAGAAGGACTGTTTTGCAGAATTAACATCCGCAGAAGGTCTATCCATTTTTGGTTTTGGGGCAAGTGCCATTTGAAGACCCATCATTACCACACTTACTGCTAATTGAGAGAGAATTGCATTTTGTGCAATAAATGCTCCAGCTTTCAATATGAATGGAATAACAAATGCAAGAGGTCCATGACCACATACCAAAGGAACAATATCAATCTTTTGATTATCCGACACAATAGACAACTCTTCAATACTTGTCATCTTTTTGCCATCCACAAGCAAAGTAAAATGAATACCTTGATTAGCCAACTCCACTATTCTATTGCGAAAATTACCATGAGCGCAAGAAATGGCATCAAAAACCTCTTTTGGGCGTTTGATTGCTAAACTAAAAGTTTTTCTAAACTCTTTTGCCAATATACCATGTAGTGTTACTTGTGTCATTTTAATGTTTCCTTCAACCTTGCAAATGCTTTTACATTCAATTCGCATTCGCTAGGCTCATAAATGTGGAATTTTTTAGTATTGAGAGAGTAAATAACAAAAGGAACGCAACACGCCTCTGCCATTTTGATGTCAAATTCAGATGGATTCTCATCTCCTATAATATGACTATGGAAAATAGCCAACATATCATTATTGTTGGCAAACATTAGATACGATGCTGGATTAATTGCAAAAAAGTTTTTAGGATCAGCGGCATCATTCTTTTCAACTGTAGCCACATATTCGGGACTATCCCATCCGATGAATCCACACACTTCTTGCATTACTTGTCCGTTGCAAGCATTAACTATAAAATCGCGTATTTTAGCGATTGATTTGCTTTGTATTTCTTTAACCATACTTTTCTGTTCCTGGGAATCCGCCAAATGGCAATTCTATGTTTTGTTTTTGAGCATTGATAACTTGTGTAAGTGGTACTGAAGCAGTAACGCTAGTATTTAAACCAGATGGATTATCGCCTGATACGATTAGTTTTTTGCTAGAATTATTTTGTGCGCTAATTCCTGTAGTATAATCATTGATTTGCATTTCCCACCATCCTATCAGGCTTTGTGTATTTGATTGTTTTCCAGAAAAATCACTATAGTCTCTATACACCGATTGATTGTGATCGTCAATTCTTACGTTGATGCCGCTAGAACCAGTCCAGAATGCTGTTGGTCCAAACTTAATTGGACTTACCAATTCCATATTGCTAACAATTTGATTTGATGCTCCAAGAGGACTTGGAACAAATTCGTTGCCAGTTGGAAACTGCCAATCATTTAATCCAAACTTGAGGCGATATTGATTGCTTACAATGCCATTTTGATAATCAGAATTTTTAAATTTAAAATATTCACCTACTGATCCAGATAAAGTAAAGCGACTTGTTTCAGATATTCCATCAGTCAATTCAATATAGCCAGCAGTTGTTACAGTAGGCGATAGTCCAGTTGCATTTCCACCTGAACATATCAAATGCAATGGTCGCAATTCATCATTTTTCCATGGCAGAGTTAAAGTTCTATTTGTTTGTTGAGCGCCCGTAGTGCGTGTTGCAAAGTCTAATAAAAGATTTTGCCCAGAAAGGTATAAATTAATACCGCTATATCGACAGCCACCGCTGATATTGTGCAATACCGAATAAAGTTCATTCGGATATAAATCACGACCGCTCAATCCAATCCATGTAGAGATTTGGAAGAAGTTATTTCTATGCAAAGGAACAGTTTCTTGATCATAGTAAAGCAAATTTGGAGGATTAGTTTCAAATACAGCCACTTCACTTAATGAAGGAGAAGCTTTCCCTCCACTGCCAGAGATAACAATTTTCTTAACTGATTCGTTAGCGAAACCCGTTGTTGCTCTTGCTCCATTAGTTGGCACATTTAATATTCCACTTCTAATTACAACATTGCTTTCATTAAATAGTCGAATGTAAGCATTTCCAAAATCAATACTTGTCTTAGGATTAGTATTGTCATAGATGTCAATTCTATTTATATTTTTAGGGCTGGACCATTCTAAAGTTAATATTCCACCAGTTGGTTTAGATCCAGTTGCTTGCCAACAATCACTTTTTCCTGTCAATAAATTTACAGCATTAGTTGCTGGCGAACCTGGAACAAAAGAAGATCCAGATACGGCAGCATTAGGAGCGATGTTGCTATAGCGCAGTGTTTTATTACGCGAGGTAAAATCAACAAAATGCGCTGTTCTTTGTTCAATCAATTCATTAAATTCAACCGCTCCTTTACCAAAGCGTAATTTGCATCCATCTAGTTTTTTATTGCAACCGTCTCTTTTCCAAATAGATGGATTTTTATCTGGTATTGTAGAGCTAGAGCTAGCATGTCCCGATTGGCATACATACCAAATTTTTGCGAATTCAGTTTGCGATGAATCTTTTGGATTAGCAATGGTAATCTTTTGATTTTCAATATATGCAGCATCGCCTGAAACATAAGCTCCTTGTTCTGACCATTTTTTTTGAGCCTGATTAGTAAACCAATCAACTGGATTCGCCACAATGAGCTTTTCTCCTTCTTCAGTAGCAACGGGAATGCCATTATAATTGCAGCCATTGCCGCGATAATGCCACGAACAATAACGAGACATAATCAAACGATTATTAACTTCGAAATTTTCCAAGTCTAGTGGAGAAGTCAACTCTAGCTCAATAAATACTTTGTTTTCTGCTGTCTTTTGACCAATGACAAAAGTATCGTTAGAAAGTTCTGCTGATGCATCAGCTTGACTCCAAGGATTTCCGCCATCAAAATTAACATCGTCCAAATACTTTACAAAAGTTCGTTTACGAATGATTTTGGCAAATTGCAAATCATCATTGTTAATCAATAGATCAGTAGCAAAATAATCTTTATTTGAGACGCGCATTTTTGGTCGAGCCAACTGACCATTAGCATTGACTTCAAACCCGTCAGTTTCTACAGGAATAGGCAAGTACTCAACACCCTGCCATACAACTCCTTTGTTATAGACAGATCCACCATGAAATGCAATAAATGCATTTGGATTGTCAACAGTATTGAAATAGAGTAAAAAAAGCTCTATAATAGCTGTGGGTTGCAGCTCTAATAAACTGCTTGCTATCCGATCTTGTCCTTGTGCCATACTCTAATTTACACTATTATAAATTAAAAAAATGAACTTTCAGCAGTTAAACAACAGCAATCCTGTAGTTCAATCAGCATTTGAAGATTTTTGCATTCGCTCTAAGCCTTATGATTTTTGCTCAATTAAAAATCCATCAATTCGCACAACACAAATTAAAAAATACTACGAATATCTTGTAGGCGCGACTGACATTTTTTATCTCATGCAAAACGATCATTTAAGATTCTTTGTTTCCATTAAGCGCGAAGAATCTCAAATAACAATAGAATTTATTTTTGGCGATGCCGCGACAATGTTGAAAGATTTTTGCGTCTTTCGCAGCCAATATTGGAATCACAATAATTGTCATCTTCCATTCGCCACAGAAATTAAACGCAAGCACAAATTAAAACCATTTTTAAATTTCATCCAAAAAAAAGATCCTAGTGCAAAATTTTCCCTTGACAATGGCAAGATTTTGGTATCATATAGCAGAGATGGCTTATAAAAACAGATACGACAAAACAGGCGAGGCATTCGAGAGCGGCGATAAAGCTGAGTCCTCGTTTGAAAGCTCTATTAGAAAAGCAGGTTTATCTTGCGAGAAATCTTCTTTTCAAGAAGAGATTCGTCACATTGACTATTGGGTCGAAGGATCGAGGCTTCCAAGAACAGCAGTGGATGTAAAATCGCGCAAGAAAGTAAAACGCGCAGATGACAAATACAACGATGATGTAGTGTGGATTGAGTTTGCCAACGTGCAAGGAAAAAGAGGTTGGCTTTATGGAGCTTCAAACATCATTGCATTTGAGCGTGAACACGACTTCCTGCTGGTAGATAGAAAGCTTTTGGCGCGGCTCTGTGAAAAGCTATGCGATCTTTCTCAAGTCAACGTAGAGGTTCGTATGCCACTCTATACTGGCTATCAAAGAAGAGGGCGTAAAGATCTTCTTTCTTTGATTAAAATGACAGACATCGTTGACGGAATCAAACACACAATACTTAAAAAACAATGAAAATGCCTAAAGTAACAAT